CAGGAGGATGAACCATCTCCACCTGTCGTATAAATGTTAATAAACACATTACCCAAATGCTCTATTCGGTTATCAGTTCTACCGATAGAGCCTTGCATAGTTGTGCCATTAACAATACTTAGTCTAAGGCAATTTGCTATCGGTTCAAACTCATGTTCATCTAAACCAATAGGCGTGGCGTTATTCCATGCCGTAACTAAATATTTCTCAATTGACTTACGTTCTAATTGAAACGTCATATTATCATTCCATCATATTTATGTTGTAATTCATTTAAGGTTATTGCAATCATTCCTGCTGGTGCTTGCTTAGACCATCCATTTTCTAATCGCATTGCATATGGTAAATTATTTTGTATATAAACTTTTACTGCCTGTTTATTACTGTAAATCTTATTTTGTCCTTCTGAAATAACTTGACTTGCACCTTTTATAGTTGTCTTTGGTAATGTTGTTAAATCAGGAGTGCTTATTGATACTGACATATTGCTTCTAAATCTACCAGTATCAACAGGAGCTTTCATTACTAATCCAATTAAAGCATCGTTTTGAACGTGAGCAAAAACTTCTAATATTTCTTCACTTTTTGCTTTCCATTCTGCGTTTAATTGCAATTTAAAATCTGCCGCACTCATGCTGGTATCTCCAAAGCTACAATCATTTGAATTGCTCCAGCACCGACTATATCTTGTACTCTTTTAACTGTGTACGTTATTGACCCAAGTGTTAATGTCCATCCCTCATAAGGAACAGACGAAAACCCTTCGAGCATCATCATTTGTTCATTTGGTCCTATTACATAATCTGGAAATATATCACTTGCCGGAGTTTGGCTATCTATTACACATCGACCAGAAATAGTTGTAGTTGTAGTTGAATATGCTCCAGTATCATAATTATATGAGCCATTTGCTACAGAGGAAAGAGTAGCAGTTTTAATTGCATCTGTAATTGCTAAAGCTACATTATCAAAAGCCGCATCTGCTATTTCTGCAACTGTTGTCACCCTCGCATCACCTTAATTTGTGAACCACCGAATACAACATAAGGAGATAATAAACCTTCTACTGCTACAAATCTAGGAGTTTCCCTAAAGCTGGCATATTCAGTTTCTGTTTCTACAATACCAGCTTTGCTCTTTGTTCTTCTAGTTGAGCCACCTGTTACAGTTGCCATTAAATCTGTTCCGCCATGAACTAAGAAAGCTAATTCAGCCTCTGCATCTTTTATATCTTGTGGAACTACATCAGGATTTATAGGCCATCCTTCTATTAATTGAGTTGTTAATCTAGGCCATGCCATTGATTGTGTTTGGTATTGTGTTTGGCCTACGAAATTATAAACTCTATTAATATAAGCTGTGGCTCGTCTTAATTGATCTTCATGTGCCGCTGTATCATTACCAATAACCCAACCAAAATTATCCGCGTATGCACTATATTCAGCGACAGTTATATACGAATTCGTTGTACTTCCTCCGATTGTTGTAACTATTGCCATGTTTTTATCCTATTTATTTGCCTAGTGGGGTTTTTGGTTCACTTCTGTAGTGGGGTTTTTGGTTCATTATTTTCCTATATTTATTATTAAATTAATGAGAGGCCATTACAGCCTCTCACTATAATCTTAATTAGCCCATAAGGATTGCGATTGCATCGCTATTCCATGCTTTGTAACCCCAGACTGCTCCGACTTGGATCATTGCTTTGCTGAAACCTTTGTAAACAGAGATCTCAAACACAAGGCCAGAATTAGGGTCTTGCACAATCAATACATCAACAGCTGCATCACCACCAAGTGGTTTTGCTGGCGCTCTCATTGCAAGTTCCATTGCTCTTTGGTGCATTACAATATTAGCTGTAAAAGTGTCACCAATAGTCATTGCGTTATTGTTTGCAATTGCTACTTGAAGACCATTATCGCCAAGGACAATATCACCAGCGACAGCCGCAAGGCCAGTATTAACAACATATTTATTGGCACTATCAGCGGCAAATGTAACAACATCACCAGCTAAAATACCAGTTGTGTTAACTGTACCTGTATCTAGTGTAAGAGTTGTTTGATTAGCAGCTTCTGCACCATTTATAAGATAACCTGTACCAGCACCTTTTGTATGAGTAACAACTTGAGCAGATTCACGCATCATAACACCTTGAAGATCAAGTAAAACACCCTGTCTCAATAAGTCGCTTCCACCAGCTTGATCAACACGTTGTAAGTGAGCCAAGTTTCTTAGTTTAGTTGAAGCCGCTGTATTCATAACTAACGATGTTCTATTGTCATTTGTTGGCATACCATTATCAACAAGAATTTGCCTTGCTTCTGCTACAGTATTAAAATTACTTGCAAATGGAGTTGTTCCAGCAGTTCCTACAGCTCGAGATGCATTTGTATATGCTTCAGTTGCAAGATCGCTTTCTATTTCATTTACTAGAGTTCTCATTGCTTGAGCAATTTGATCGCCATAAACAGTTTCATATCCAGCACCACCATTTAAAAAGCGAACATCTTCGCCTGTGTATGGTATTTGAACACCTCTTTGTTTTGTTAATGTTAAAGTTTTATTATCAACAGTTTGATCAGTTCCTTCTGGAATTGTCATTGCTGGTGCTATATCTACAGCACTTGCCTGTCGTGTTGCGAATGATCGCACAGTTTGTCCAACAGCCGCAGTTTCAACGCCATTTGCATTGATTGTTCCTGCTGGAATAAAGCCGACTAGTTCTCGACCTACAATATCAGCCGCGGTGTAAATATCGGCGGCTAAGTCAGTTAAAACATTTGCCATGTTTTTATGCTCCTATGTTTGAGGTGCTAAGTATCAAAGACTTTGCCACCATCTTTTGCGAATTGTGATCTTTCACGATGAGACATTGAGTCAAATTGTTGTCGATTCACAGATTGATTGAAAGGCTTATTGCCTTGTGACGCTGGTGGTTTACCTCCACCTGAAACTCCATCATCTTTTACAAAATGTTGACCAGTTTCTGACGCTACTAACTCTTTTGCTAAATCAGATATAGTTGCATATCCATTAGCCCCCGAACCAGCAAGGGGTTTTGTATTATCTTTGGCCATTATACGCGCATTTCCATCCTCGTCAAATGAAATTCGATCTCTTGCCATTAATGTTAATGGTTCTATTCCAGCAGTAATTACATTTTCAGCCGCAAGTTGAACCCTCAATTCGTTTACAGCTTGCTTTTTATTAAGGTTATTAACTTTTTCATCTGCCGCTTTTATTTTAGCTTCATACCCTTCTTTTACTTCTGATATAATTCTTTCTTGGTCTTCAGATGGTTGTGATTTGCTGTTTAATAGTTCTTGGACAACATCTGGTGATTTACCCAGCTCTTGCCACCGTTCATTACTTTTACGTCTTCTTACAGCTTCTTCATTTGCATCAACTAACTGCTGTTTAACAGAATCAAAGTCACTCTTAGAAACTACATCTAAAACTTGTAATCTATATGAACCATTCTCTTCTTTGTATAAGGATTGAATATTCTCCTCTATTCCTTCCATATTATCTAATGTATATTTTAACGCCATTTTATATTCCTTCTTTCGCTAGGTTACAGGCCAGCTTTAGCCCACGATGAGCTTTCACGCTCTTTTAGTTCTTGTAAGGTTAATTCGTTTCCAGCTTTATCAATAAACTTATCCATTGGAACACCAGCTCTAAACAAATCACCTTTTTTCCTCCCTAACACTTCATTTTGAAATGCCTTTGGTTGTTTCTTTAACCACTTGTTATAATCTAAATCAATTGCCACCTGTCCATTCATAGATGATCTAGTTCCCATTGGTATGTTCTTTATCTTTAACATTTTTTGTAATTGCCTAGAAGTCTTGAACACTGCAATAGTAGTTGATCTACAATTAATATGTATTGGTGGACGCGGCCCAGATTTAGGTGGAAATACCTTACCATCATAAGCTCTACAAATAGCACTTGTTCTACCATCTAATGTGGATACCCATTGAATTACTTTTATTCTAGACTCATTTTGTTTGTATATTTCATTTCTAGCAACATTTGCAGTATGAGCTAAAGCAGTTCTTACAGTTGCCTCTGCTCCTCGACGCGATTGCTGTATAATTCCAGCTTCAGATCTTGTTCCTCTTATTTGCCTTACAATTTGCTGTGTTGTTTGACCCTCAACATAACCTTGTCTGATTGCTGTCTTTACTCGTCTAAATGTACCATCTGGCATACCATTATACCATTCACGCAATAACAATCCTTGAAACGGTCTTGCTACAGCCGCCGCATAAATCTGCTCATTGCTTGGAGATATTAAACTTAAATTAATTGGGATTAATCTTTCATACATATTCATCTGGAATTGCTTTTCGTATGACCCCAGTTCTTTTACTTCTTCTGATAACTTATCAATTAAAGGTTTATAGCCATTCTTTATCTTACGTTTTAGGTTATTTAATAAGCCACCAAGTTGCTTTGGCGATAGCTTTTGCAAGTCTCGTTTAGCTAAATCAGATACAATTTCATCTTCAACATTACCTAATAATCTTAATATATCTTTTACAACACCTGATTTATATCTTTGCAAGTATATCTGATGTCGAATGGTTGCGTCTGCTATATCATCAGCTAATGACATTGTCTGGCATATCCATTGATTGATCAGCGACCATTTCTAGCTCGTCTTCAGCATTAACATTTTCTGCTAATATGCCTCGTCGTTTAGCTTCCTCAATATAAGTTTGCTTAGAAATAACTCCAGATAAATGCATCTTATTAAGTGAGTCCATATCAATATGGCTCATTGCTGTAGCCGCATAATCTTTATTAATAGTAATTTCTATATCAGCATTTATATTTGCAAGATCAGCCATCCATTGAAAGCACGTTTCTAATGTATCCTTTAAAGTATCAGCCCACATTGCAAGACGACTATTAATCTTGTTCTCGTCAATCATGTCACCAGTTGCTGTTGTTGTTCCTGATCGAGATACAATAAGCTGTAATCCCATAGCTTGCATCTGAAACTCCATATCTTTAAGTTCTGTCCGTCCAGCATCTATTGCCGCACCAGAATGTTCAACTACACCAATCTTTGCATTTTCGTTACTACTCCAGAAAGCATAACCAGCACCTTCTGTGAATGATTGTAAATCTTCTCTGCTATAACCGTGGAAATATTTCATTGGAGCGCGAGCATGATGCATGATATTAGCTTGATCTGATTGTGAACGCCAATGAGCAAGGTTAATTTCTGCTAAACGTCTATGAGGTGGTTCAGCATTAAAGAAACTCTTGCGACCTATATCACAAGGTTTAACCATTATCTCAAGCATTCCAGTTCCATATTCATTAACTAAAACCCAGTCATCTTTATTGTTTTGTTTATATATACGAACATTAACAGTCCCTAAAACATTGCCATCTTCAACAGGTAAACTTAAAACTCTAATTTGAGTAGATTCATCAGGAGCAAACTCGTCATCACTCTCAGTTGATATACGTTCCATTATTCTTATTTGGGTTAATTTTGGAGCGTTATTGATTATCTCCCACTTCCAGCCTAAAATATCTTCTAGCTTTAAGTGTACAAAATAAGGTCTAAAATTACCTTTAATAGCTTGTGCTTTAGTTATGTTATTTGCTCTGGGAGGTGCATCAACCATAATAAAAGACATTCCAGATCGTTGAGCGTCTGAAAATACATCCTTTGAGAATTGGCTAAGATCTCTTGCTTCAAGGTCAATATTATAGGCCCAAACATCTAAATCAGTATTAGTTTCTAATAACATAACAGGCTGATCAAATACCTTGCCGCTTAAATCTTCTATTGTTTTGCCCACTCCATCAAACAACCAACTACTGTTTACTCTAGCTTTATAATCGTCATCCGTTTCCTGTGGAAATTGAGGAAGGTATTTAGTTCCTAAACTTCTCATATGAACACCACCCTCAACTAAATCTCTTACTGGTGCGCTATTGGTTAACATTTCGTTGACTTCTTTACTGACTTTACTAACTGAGTTGCTCATATCCTAATTACCATTTTTCCTGATGATTGCGCTTTAATTAATGGAGCAAGTGCGTATCGCACTGCGTCTGGACTGTGGTTGTTTGAATCTTGTATATCTGGCAAAATATCCCCACTTAATTTATCTGTCTTGTGGCTGTATAATCTAAAGTCTTCTGCTGACCCTTTACAATCTGGATGTATAATAACAGATTTATAGCCACGAATAAACCTTATACCTTCAGCAATTGAATTAGGCCATTTCTTGACACCTTCCATACGAGGCAATCCATTCCTTTGTAAATAGCTTATTGTTTTAGGCTCTGCTGAATCTGCACGACTAACATATTTATCAAACTCAGGCATAATATCACAAATAAATTCTTTTGTCTTGTCTATTTCTACTCCAACACCATATGCTTCTTTTTCTATATACAAATTATCATTATAAACCCAGCACTTTACAGCGACTAATGGATCTGGTCTAAATCCAAAATCAACACCAAAATAAGGACTTCCCCAATCTTTACCAACAACAAAATCCTCTATTTTCCACTTATCATAGAATATTTGTGCTTCATTGTACTTTTCATAATCTCCTAGCCAAACATGATTATAACGCTCATAATCTAATTCCCTTGCGTGATCCGCTAAAATGTTCATTGATTGAGGACAAAATGGATTATCTAAATAATTAACATGAACAACCTTTGCTTGTTTATTATTAGTAAACAATTGCTCAACTGCATCTGTTTCATTTCTAGGATTCCAGCTAAACCATAACTCACTACCATCTTTTCTCAATGTAGGGTCTAATAGCTCTATTGATCGCTTTGATAATGATTGAGCTTCTTCGCACCACGCTATATCAAAACCTTCTAATGATTTGATACTTTCAGCAGTATGATCTTGCATTCCTTGAAATATAATAATTCCTCTGCCTTGCTTGTTATGTATTTCTGTTCCCATAACTTCAAACATATGCTCAACATTTAATGCTTTAATCTTATCTTCTAATAATTGCTTTGCACTAAACTTTAACGACCGCTGAACTTCCCTTATGCAAACTGTTCTACTATTTGCATCTTGTATATGTCTTTCTATTATAGCTTCAGCAAAGAAATGAGATTTACCAGATGCTCTACCACCTTTAGCACCTTTATATCGATGCTCACTTGTTATGATAGGAAGAACCCATCTAGGAGTTTTAATCTGTAGGGTCGACAATTATTCTCTCAATCTTTGTAGGTGTCATCGATCCATCTGGTGACGTATGTTCTACAGCAGTAGTATCTTTCCAACCACCTTGAGTTTTAAGGAAGAACACTTGCGCTCCCAGGTCTCCGTTTCTTGCTTTATTTAATAAACCACCGGCAATACTTTCTATTGCTTTTGCTTTTCCCTTTTTATAGCGTGTAAAAATAGCCTTATCACGTTCCATAATGTTATAAAAAGTCTTTCTACTTATACCAAAATAGTCAGCAATTTGATCTGTAGTTAAAACAGCTGCAAGAGTTTCAACCTCATTAATTTGTTTCTCATCTAAAGTTATTAGCGGTCTTCCTGGAGCAGATATTCCTTGTCGTTCAGCTTCCATTAGATATTCCTTTTATTAATACGTTTAATTATTCTCCCTGTATAACCGACCAACGACTTGCAAGGGAGGACTGAAGCCGCTGGTCAGGAAAGCTATTTTTTAATGCTCTCTTTTTGCCTTTATCATAAACTTACTTCATGCGCTAATGCTAAATAACCAGCCGCATCTCGTTTATTATCCATTTTTGTTTTATGTGCTTCTCTTCCTAGCTTTACAAACACCATAAACATACAAACATCTTCAGCAGTAAATTCTATTCCTTTGTAAGCAGAAATCATATTAGCAGTTCGCTGAAAGTTTATTTTAGGGTCGCCATATTCCTTGCGACGATCATTACTTACTAATTTACTTGCTGAGTTTAATATGTCCTTTGCTAAAACTATATCTTTGTCCTTCATATCTTTTTAGACCCGAAGACTTCTTTCATAATCTTAGCCGCTGTTTTTCTTCGCTCTTCCATATCAACACTATTTTCAACAGGCTCTTTAACATCCTTATCTAACTCAACTAAATGTTTAAGAGTGTTTGTTTTCATATAACGTCTACGAGCATTAATTACTCTCTCTCTTATTATTCCCTCATGTGGCTTTCGCCTTGGCTCTTCAATTAGATGTTCCCAACAAGCCGCCTCAATTTCATTCTTACTATAATTCTCTAATGTCTTCATCCACCCTAACATCATTTCATATTTAATTTCATCTCTAACAGGAGCAACGAAATAATTATTTAATAATGCCTCTGCTTTTAATGCTATCCACATACGATGCTTTTCTATTTGTTGTGGGTCTAACTTTTGTGTCAGTAATTCATACATATTATTTGTCCCTAGATGCCATGCTCATTAAATTCATTATGTTACTTGGTTTATTTTTACTAAACTTCTTACTATTCCTCAACCAGGTTCTCCAAGCTGCATCCCAACATTTAAATGATGAACCTTTACTGATATGATAATCCTTAAATTGTTCTGCTTCAGTATTCCATTGACTAAACGATAAATTTAAACTTGTAGCATCACTTATATTTTTATCTGAAGGTATCCAGTTAATAGGTATTTGACTAGATTTTTTTGGTTTACCAATACTTATATCACTTACTGGTTTACTTACCATGTTAAGGGAGTACGGTTTTTTAGACTGGGGGGGTCTAACTTCTAGGGGGGGAGGGTCTAAATATTGTACCCCCTCTAATTCAAACCCCAATATATAGTTATTAGATGTTTGTGACCCATTATCACGCTTGCGCTCTTCCTTTTTAATTAGTCCTTTCTCCTCTAAGTTTGATAGATGTTTTATGACTGACCCTCTTGATATTTCACAATCAATGGTCAATTTCTTTATGCTGGGGAAACATCCAAAGTCTGGATTATGTCTATCTGCCAAATGCAATAATAATAATTTTTGCGATGGCAATAATCCTTTCTGTTGAAATGCCCAATTGGTGGCTTTGTGGCTCATAATATAATCCTATTTTATTCCTATAGGGGTTTTTGGTTCACTTTTAACTATAGGGGTTTTTGGTTCATTATTTAATTAAATGATATTTAGCCACCCATTTTTTTCGAGGGCCAACTTGTATCATAACTTTGCCAATATTAAATCCATCATACTTTAGGTCTTTAATTCGTGCCGCTAACCTACGACTAAACACTGGCTCTTTCTCAGCTTGTTTATCTGTAATGGTTAAATCTTTATTAAAATAATGATCCATAATTAATTGCTTTTGTGATGGTTTCATTTGTTGTCCTCCAAATAGTTAGAAATTAAAAGTAATGTTTTATAACGTGGGTTTGCATTTCCCTTTGAAAATTGAGCTATAGTTTCATATTTTAAACCCAATGACTTTGCTATTGTATTCATTCGACGATCTTTTAAACG